AGACAGTGTCATCATATTCGAGAGCCGTTATACTGAAATTTGTATCTTGAGTTCTTTCTATCCCTGTTACTCGATAATCATGAACTTGGCCGGTTGTTTTTCCGATTGCATAGACATCTTCTTCGGTTAATTGATAGATGAATTTTAAATTAAAAACCAAACCAATCCATGCAAGTGCAGCTCCAAGAGAATCAACAGAGCTGATTGCGTATAAAGTATCATATGTTTTTAATGCTGCGAATTCATACGATATGCTATCTACAAGTGTTGCATACGTAGAGTCACTATATGCCATAACTGTAAGACTTCCATAACTACCAATGTCCATATTTTTAATTATTCTTAAATAATAATAATTATTATGTATTAAACTCAATGTTGCTACTGAATTTCCACCATCAGTTTCAATTTGGACAATAGTATTGGCTCCATCATATAATGCAGAAACACCAATATAATCAACTTGATTGTTTAATAACGCAGTATCATCGTTTCCAAGGCCCCAAATGTATACCTTGCTACCTGCTGTTGCACCTCCTTCTGCAAACGAAAATCGATGCTCAAAGCAATCGTCGTTATCTATGAATCCAGTTGATATCATGCAGACTTCATCACCGTCTACGTTTATAGCTTGAATTGATATATTCCCAACTGTTAAAGTCAACCTTCCAGGAACATCATCTTCTGCATATGTAGAAAAGTCTTGTACAGCTTCAAAGAAAGTATCATCTGGGTCAGTGTTGTCGATCAATAAATTTTCGTTGTTATTTAACCATGTATTTGAGATTTCACAATCAAAGTGCCTATTTACTGCAACAGATTCGAATCCACTAAGATTATAAAAATAGCGATAATCAAATGCAGAAAGCAGAGCCGCTGAATCAGTTTGAACTAATGTTTCATAATCTGAATCAGAATAAACCGAAAGAGTTATGGTTCCATATGTTCCAGTATCCGGATCAAAAGATACTTCTATGTAATATTTTGTATCATGAGTTATTGTAATTTCTGTACCTGCTACACCTGACAAATATAGCATAATTTTAGAAAATGCTGCGATATTGGACCATGCAAGAACAGCTACATGTGTAGCTTGGCTGTTGATTCGTTGTGCAGGATCATCGGCGAATCCCCATACAAAGCAATAATTATTTGCTTGAACAGTTGTTGACGTGTCTTTGAATGTAAATCGATGTTTAAATTTATAGGCACCATCTTGAAATATTGTTCCAAAATCTTGTGTTAATAAAACTATTTCATCATGATCAAGATCTGTTACTGTAATTAGTGTATCGGTTAATGCTGTGATTCTTACAGCTCCAACATCTGTTTTAATAAGATCGGTATTTGGAATAGTAGCAATTACATCACTTGAAATTTGATTGTCGTCATCATTGCGAATCCAGATTTTAGTGTTATCAAGAAAATCGTCATCATACATTTCAAGAGTATTATCAAGTTTTAAAACTCTGAAATCTACATCTATTGGCATATTATCTTGGTCATCAAGTCTACCGCCCCAGGTAAGCTCATTCGAATCATGTTGAACCTTTATAATGTCTCCTATCTGACAGGCGATAGAATCCACATCTGCTTCAATCGATACAACCCTTGATAAATGTTGGGTGAGCTGCATGCGTAGTATGCCGAATCTTCTGGCTTCGTCTTCATCCGTACAGCCCCATAAGAATATTTCTTCTGAGCTTGGAGGATCCGTCAATGCATCGTATCCAGCCTTTAATATTTTGACTTGATCGTCTTCATAATCTTTTGCAGCATTTTTGAATTTGATATAAAGAGCATCAGGCTTTGAACTATCGTCAACAAACTTCATTTCAAATGACAGCAAGTTTCCAACAGAGAATAGCTGAACATAAGTTCCTGGTTTCTCGATCGCTACATCAAAGTTCTTTCCAGTTTGTATTACAATTGCTCGGCCTACTTGACAGATTTTTTCTATGGCCTCTGTTACTGTTGTCTGGGAATCTATTACAGCGTTGAAAGTTATTCGTGTGTTGCCGTCGACCGTGCCATCACACCAGTCAACCCATGCTTGCCAATTTGTTGAATTGAATCTGGTTGGATCAAGTCCAAGTCCATAGTCGTCGTTTGTTAACAGATCAAATACAGCCCAGGCTGGATTGCTGCTTGCTACCGATTGGGTACCAACACCGTTGAAGTTTGGTACTGTCATGTTGCCTTTTACTGTGATTGCTGCAAAGGACGGAGCGGACCCAGAAAGTTTTTCGTTTGCGACTATGCCGATTCCAAGCAAAGACAGATATGGATATTTTAATTCTTCATCAAGTATTTCATCTATTGCTATAGAATATAGGCTATCTGCTACACGTGTGCTGTCGTCTTCTCTTGTCAACCTTGTTATGCGTATTTCATGCTTTCCTCTTGTTAATCCAGTTATCGGATATGTTCTTCGTAGTATAGAACTTTCATTTGCCGTTAATATTTCACCATGCGTTATATTTCCGATTACTCCGGATGTTGCCATGTCTGCACCAGATGTAGACCCATCGAGAGCATGGCTTGCACCAAAAGCATTTGATATGTTTGATAATATCATTTCTCCTGCAGCGGTTCCTGCAGCGAACGTTCCGCTGGTTACAGTGTACGATACGAGTGTTCCGCTTGCCGTAGGTGATGCAACGTTATCGGTTATAGTTTCTTCAACTGTAGGTTCTGTTGTTCCTCCAGATGTATAAGCGACTGTAGCTTGTCTTAATTTCCAGGTTCCTGCGACTGGTCTATATTCTATTGAGAATTTAATCGTCTTGTCGTTAAGCGTTGAATCATCTGCCATGCTAAACAGCCCCCTTGGAAGCTGCATATCTATTTCCATTTCATCCACATCGCCCTTTGTTAAGATGTTTATTGCTGCAGTTGGGACTTCAGGCGTGAAGTTTGTTCTATGTTTTGCAATACCTTCAAGTATATATAAAGAATCTATTTGTCCATTTAAAAAATTAGTTGAAGCCGCAGGGTTAATTTCTTGACCAATATCAAGAGGTCTTGTAATTACAGGAGTTGTAACAAATCTTGTAGAACTTGCTTTGCGTATTCCGTTTATAAAGATGGCTAATGTTGAACCAAATCTATTAATTTCTACATGATGCCATGTATCATCTGCAAGTGGTTCAGTTCCATCTCCTGAATATAATATTTCATAGTTTCCTGCGCTTGGTCTAAATATAAAACTAATCCATCCATTTGCAGAACTTCCAAAATATACCAATGAAATTCTATCAGTTATAGTATCTGTAAAATTAACAAGTGGATAATCAATTGATCCGTCTGTATACTTAAACCATAACCCGATAGTAAAGTCTCCATCAAGGACTGAAGATGTAAGCCCTGCAACCGTTAATGATTGGCTTGAAGCTTCAACAAAAGCCATGCTTCCGGTTCCGATTGCAAAGTCAACCGTGTCACGCGTGACTGCATTTGTATTTGTTATTGATAAAGCATCTATGCTTCCATCGACAAATGGAGAATTATCACCACTGATATATAATGCCAGCGGTGCTTTTATCTCTGCGGATATATCCCTGCGTTGATGAAGATTTTCAAATCCATCAATGGTATCTTGAGTTAAGATTCCAGTCGTTGTGCTAAAACTATATCCATCGTAATTTGATAACGCTGAATTACCATTTATTATTATTGAATCTGCAGAAGCAACTGGTGTTGTAATTGGTCCACGGCATAAAGATAGCAGACACCGAAGTGTTTGATTATTGGTAGTGCTGTCTGTTTCTACAAAATAATTTACAGTTTGTCCTGGTAACAGGTACGTTCCATATAAGACAGGTATCACAAGGCCGGGTTGATATGATGTTCTTGCTCCACCCCATCCATATGCTGGAGATCCTTCAAGTCCAGAGGTACCTGAGATGGTTGGCATCCCGAGATCCATGGTTGGTTGTGGAAACATACTGTTTACAAGATATGCTCCGGCCATAGAAATTCCACCTGCAACCAAACCAGCCGATAACATTTGTCCAGTTGTAAGACCAGCCCAAACGCCAGCAGAGCCACCGATAATTGCTGGAGCTGCATACCAGGCTACGATGCTTACAGCAACCATGAGTACTGTTGCAAAAATTTGCTTTCCACTATCACCATGTATCTTAGGAATGATTACAATTTTATCTCCAGGTGCTAAAAGCGTATGCATACCTTGGAGTGGTTGCCCGTTGATAATTACAGAAAATAGATCTGGATTGAATGATCCTGGAATTGGATACATCGACTGTATAATATCAAAGACTGTTGTACCTGGGACAATAGAGATTTCGTTGATTGTACGTCCGTTGGCTTTGTCGAATGGATTAACAACCTTGGTTATTGATATGTCTGTAGATTCCTTTGATCCGTCGTTTCCATGAAATTGCATTCAGTCTATCCTTTGTTACGTTTGATGATTCCTTTGTATGCATAAATAAATCGTTGCTTATTGCTACGCCAATGTGGCCTACATATCTTATATCAGGCCATTTAAATGCTACTATATCTCCAGCTTTTGGTTCTTTAACTTTTTTGAATTTATCTTCGAATGAATACGCAGTCTTGCTTATTTCTTTTGCTGCATACATACATCCAAATGCAAAATCCGGAATTATTATTCCGAGTCTTTTACAGACCTCCATTGATAATCCCCAACAATCAAATCTATCTGGACCACGTCCTTCGAATTTGAATGGCTTTCCTATTAAATCATCAAACATATCTACTCCGCTATTGTTGCACCAGTTGTATCAACGTCAAATCTTCCACCAGGGATTGCAGGAAATGCTCCGAAGCGATCGATGTTACTGAGAGCAATGCATGCCGACATGGTTCGGTTGCATGTGGTTGTCCCACCTGCATATCCGCATTCTGTACTTTTGAAAAGCCACCGGCATGTAGACCTTTGATAATTTTCTCTTGGGAATTTTCTCAATAAAAGATTTTCAATGCCGAGTTCAAACGTCACCCATTCTTTTGTACATGCAGTTTCAAGGACTGTGAATGTTTCTTCAATGACAGCATCCTCTGTAAGTTCTTCAGAATAAACCACACGGACAATAACTACACTTCCTTTGGCACCATCCGCATCAAGTACAAGAGTTTCGACTTGTCGTAAAATGTTCGATACTTCAATCGATAATGTCTGGCTTGATCCGTCAGCAGATTGTTTGATATCTCCAAGTTCAAATGGAAATGCTGTCCAGGTTTCAGAGTCCCATGTGATATCTTCCGTGTTTCTTACGAGCCTTAAGACTGTTGAATCTCCATCGGTGAGCTGAGCTTCAAGTAAGATTAACCATGCTCCGGGATCTGAAAGCTGATTTTTTGCAGTTGCGATTGCTGCCGCTAATGATAATGACATATGCTATCCTCTGATGCTTGCAACTTTTTTCTGCACTGGTCGTGAAGAATTGAGAGCTGTTAACACCATGTCAACCGCCCATTTCTTGCCGTCGAATTTTGGTTGGCCTTTTTGCTGACCCTGTACATTCGTTCCTGATTTATTGATAACGTTGATTTCAACAGCAGGTGGTATCATTGATTGAGCTGGCTGGACTTGTGTTTTAACTCCAAGGTCACCACCAGACATTCTGGACAGCGGCATGATCGCTTCGTTTCCTGCTTCACCCATGAGGCCTGTGCCTTTTGAAAACCTGAACAGCGTTGGATGATTTACTATTCCACCGCTTGCGAATTTCATCAGGCGGCCGTTGTTGAATGCTCCACCATGAGCCATATCCATTCCGATAGGGACGCTTGGCATCCCATCTGGGTACGGAGCCACGTTTGCTGTTGCTGCTGCTGGTGTTCCACCAAAAGCTCCAGCAACAACTTTTCCAAGACTTGATACTATACTATTAGCCATTCTTTCAGTATAGATTCTTGATATTTCCTTGGCAATGTTTTGGAGTATACTGATTGTATATTTTTCAAAACTTTTCATCTTACCTATCATGGCATCGCCGAACATATTGTTAAACATATTTTCAACTTTACCTGATACTCCTGACCATACATTTTCATAGCTTTTTGCAGTTTTTTTATTGACAGCATCTATTCTCAAGCTTGCAGCCATTATACCATCAGAGATTTTATCAGACTTTTCAAGTTGCTCAGCTCTGCCAATCAGGGATCTTCTTTTTGCTTCTTCTTCGAGTTCATAGACTTCATTATAATAGAGTCTTAGCGAAGTTTTTTCATCCATTTTTAATCTTACTCTTTCATTATGATCATGTCTCGCATTGTCAACTAAGTAGTCGTGGTATTCTTCCGACATGATTCCAAGATCATAATATGTTTTAGCATTGTAATCAACCCAATCGTCTAATTTTAAATTTCGTATTCTGTGTATTTCTTTATCTAATATTACCTGCGATTCTGCCGGATCCATTCCTTTTATTTCTATACGGCTTTTATTGAGTCTTTCTTGCTGGTCAATTAATATTTGATAAAATTCTTCAGTACCTGGTGCACCGACTCTACTTTTATTTTTATCTTCTTGAACTTGAGCTAATCTTGTAAGATATACCTTTTCTCCTTCTCCGGTTGGATCTCCTTCATTTCTAATTTTAAACTTTACATACTCGCTTACAGCTATTTCATTTCTATATTCTTCATGCTTTTGAGGAAGTATGTCGGTTTTTGTAAATATTTCTTTTCTATCCTTTATAGCTTTTGGTGAAGCTTTAACCTTGTTCATAAACCGAGCTGTTTCTTCTTCAATCAAAACATCTTTTTCAAAATCTCTCCTTGCTGTCTCTAATATGGCTTTATTTTCTTTATTGTCTGGAATATTCTTAAGAAAATTTAAATAGTTTACTCCGCGTTCTGATATGTTATTTTGTAATAATACCGTTGAATAATAACCTGTATTTTTTAATAGCTCTTCGTTTACTTTAAGTTGCTCTTTATCGAGACCCGCTGCTTTATTAAATTTTGCCCCTGGTACTATTAACTTTGATAAATCTGCTTCTGGTCTCTTTGTGAGTTCTTTCTGGTTTGACGTGAGAATCCATTTTTTTGTTAATGCCCATTTTTCTTTCTCTTCCATTTTGCTCGCATCCCTTGTGCTCACTCCTCCTCTGTTCTCATTAAAATTCCGCGCATTGTTTATCGTTAGGGCTGTGTCGTCATACATATTGTTTGACATAAGATTAAGGCTTTCAAATCTTGCTTTGTCACCCTGTTCATAGTTTCTTAATCTTATAAGTGTTGCCTTTAATTTTTCTGCTTCAGCTGCCGCTGCTATTGCTTTTTTTAATTCAATAATCTCTGCTGTAAGTTTTTCAGTAGCTGGTGTTGATTTTATTGATCGACTAATAGGTTCACGAGATGTTTTGTTTATCCTATCCTGTTCTTTCTGTATGTATGCAGTCATAGATCCACTGCTACCCATACGTTTATTGTGTTGAGCCAATTCAGTTTCTTTTGCTGCAAGTCTATCAGCTATTGGTAACGGAGCTTGATAATTAAATGGAGCACTGAGAAAGTTTTTTACTTTGTCTCCATGTTTGTCTATAAGTTCTGACATCTTATTAAAGAAGCTTATCAACAATGGCTCTAATTTTGTAAAAGTATCAAGCCATGAATCTTTTAATGTTGCTCCAAATTTTTTCATGGATCCATCTGCTGTGGCTCTCAGTTCTTTGTCAACAGCCATGATTGCATCTTTTACTCCGTGTATATCATTGGCCGCTATTTTTGCAGCTTCATCGAAGTCAACCATTCCGGTTGCTGCCATTCTTATTACATCTGGAGCAAGTCCTTTTTTTACTGCGTCGCTGATACCTATTTTGTTTAGCGAATCATATGCACTTTTTAGTTCATCTACAGTTCCTGTTGAGCTTTTCAATATATCACGCGCAACAACAGCTTCAAGTTGTCCATGCATTTTTATAACGCTGTTATAGAATTCAGTTGCAACTGTTGTTAATTGCTTTACCCATGCAACTACTTGCTGAACAACAAATAGTGTTGCTGCAATACCAGACATTACGATAGAGAACTTTGCAAATTTGGAGTTCATGAAGCTTGCTGATTGGCCAGCATTTTTCGTAGCTGCTCCAAATTTTGTCATGCTTTTTTCCATAGCATTATAATCTTTTAATGCTTGTTTTCTAACACGGTTGCTACCAGTATCCAATTTGTCTTGCAGAGCTGTAAGTTTTTTTTGCATAGCAAATCGTTTTTCATATCCAGCAATGCCTTCATTATGTGTATCCATAGTATCGAATATTTTTTTCTGGATGTTTTCAATGTTCCTTGATGCAAGGTTTGCCTTTTTATTGGTTTCTATTGCACTTGGTCTGAATGCATCTTTTTTGAACACGCTTTTTATTTTTTTTCCCAATTGATCATATTTTTTAATAATCCTATCAATTTGCCCAACAGCAATATCTGTTCCTTTTTTTAATTCAGCAGTATTGAAATCAAGATCCATTTCAGCCATGATTATTTATCCTTACTATGGGTGTGTTCGAGGAAGGTTCTGTCGAGGATCATCATACGTATCATGAATGTTTTACGTTCTGTCATACCTGTGATCTCCATGATATCCATGTATGCCTTGATCTCAGTAAACGGTATAGGTCCGGTTGTAAATCCAAGCTGTCTACTCATGCTTAACACTCCGAATGATTCGAAGTCCAATCTTAGATCCTCATACAGTGTTACTCGATCTTCGAGTAACTTGACTGGATATCCATCCGCTTCAAGTTGCTCGAACCACTTAATGTTTTTTTCTGTATGTTTAAGCGTCCATTTTAGAACGCCTGAAAGTTTTTTTCCGTGTCCTCTTCCGGACTTAAGTCGCTTCCTTCGGCACTAACTTCATCTTCATCATCTTCGATGAAGAGTTTTTGATCGTCGGCCATGTCCATGACGTCATAGAAAAGCTTGTCATATTTGATCAGGGCTTCTGTTCTGTTCTCCAGAGTATCTGGAACTTTCTTGCCGTCTGTGTCCAGCACGCCTTCCCATTTGACCAGTATTCCTTCGGCTACGATTTCAGCCAAGATCTTTTTCTTTCTTCCGGATGCTCTTGTTCGTTCCAGCGCCTTTGACTTTTTCCGCTGAGCTTTTTGGTGCTTTGGATTTCCTGCTTCCGCAATCCAGAATGTAATCTGATCTCCTTTTTTGTTTGTACCCATATCGATCGGTACGCCATTCAACGCCTTGTCGTCATCTGTTTTGTACATGCTATCAAAAGTGTTGTTCATTTAAATTTGACTCCTTTTTAGTTAATTGTTACCTTCTATCCACCTATACTATTAGGCCGGAAACTTGTCAATCTGAATTGTGCAATCATATGTTGCATGTCTGATTGCTTTGAATGTAATATTCTCAACCACATCCGCATCCGACCCAGTTGCTTTGCCGCCATCGTCAGTCTCGATTTTGATTCTGTGAAACGTAATGATGTATGCATTACCAGCTGTATCTTCGCATTTAAAACTTAATGCTGTTTCAGTTCCAGCGAGATACTTGTCATACAATGTTTCATCATTGAATAGAACATTAAATGACCCGTCAACATCGCATTCGCCGGCACCTACTTTAACGCTTCCGAGAGTTCCAATTGCTTTGTTTCCACGAAGATTGTTGTTGACTGTAAAATCTATGGACTGAACATATAAATCCGCAGCAATATCGGCAAGTGTAGAGCTTTCCATTACCTGGCCAACATTGGATACACCAGACATTACTGACGTTGTTGGTGCCGCAACATCTGCCCCGGTTCCAAATGTGGTTTGAGCAAGATCCGTGGTTGCAATATCAAGACCCATGAAATCGACTGTACCTGTGATGATGGATCCCGCTGCGACAGACAATGCTAAACTTGAAACTTCCTGACCTCTGAATTTAAAAAATTGCACAGCATCAATAAGCTCACGCTGGATTGTGTAGCTATGACTTACCGTGTCGTTTCGAATCATGTTGCCGGTGACAGTTACGTTGTCACCTTCAGCTTCAGTGACTGTAGTTTGCAGGGTTGTGAAAGTCGTGGCATTTACAGCTATTACTAATTTGTATCCATTGTTTTCAGATTCAGTGAAAGAGCGAATTTCGATCCATTGGCCGACTCTAATACCTTCGTCTATAGGATTACCTGCACTGCAAGTATAGACACCGTTGTCATTTCCAGCTGCAATTTTTTGCCATGCTGAACTTGAGGCATCAATGCTGACCGTACCTTTGATGATAATATCTACTGCACCAATGACTTCGCCAACGATTATTGTGTCGGTTGTGAATGTAACCGTTCCAGCTACGACCGTTAACACTTTGTGCAAGCCATCGTTACTGGTTGATCCACCGATCTGAAGCCATTGTCCTATCTTGATGCCTTCGGTTACAAACTTATTATCAACATCAGTCATGGTATTTGTTGCTGCAACAAAAGCAATTTTATTCTGTGCAGCTTCATAGTCAACGCCAGTTCCGAAAGTTGTCATCAATGCAGCTTCGAGTATTGCATCTGGTGGTGTGCCATAGGAAAATTCAAAGTTATAACCGCCGGCAGATTCTGCGTCGACTGCAACAAGATCCGTGACTTGCCGATCTGATCTTATTTCATTCGACTGCGTGTTTGTAATGTTGTGCCCAAAAGACTCATCAGTAATTCTCAATTCAGTGAGCGCATCTGCTGGCGTAGTCCCTGGAGTGACTTCTTCAATGTACGATAATTGTACCTGGTTTGTATCAGCCATGATAATTTCCTTCGTTGTTAATAGGTTTTGTCGTAATGAAAATCTACGCTCACATTATAAATGAACCATCCGTCTCGCTCTCCGAGTCTTGCTATCCTTGGACTTCTGCATATAATATTTGAAAAATTTGCACTTCTAAATACCAATGATACAAAATCTGCTTTTTGTTCCGCATCTCTTGTCCCAATTGCAAGTGCGGTATATATGTTTATTGATATAATCCCACCGGCTCTATGCAATGGATTTATTCCGAGCGATACTTGGTTTGATATAGCCCAATGAATTTGCAACTCAACCCATGCGGTTCCAGGGATCGGCGTATATTCTACGTTATCAAATTTAACCGGAGTTGTCGAGCCCCAATACGAATTAAATCTTCTTTCTATTGCTGCGTTTGCAGGTTCATATCCAGATCCTGTGATTTTAAGTAAGTTGGTTGTTACAGCATATTCTGTAATAACCAGTGGATCTAATCCAACAGTAAAAGAAGTGTCGAGTTTTACATCTGCTGCATACTCTGTAATAACTAGTGGATCTAATCCAGTAGTTACGCTTATATCAAGTTTTATATCTGCTGCATATTCTGTGATAACCAGCGGATCTAATCCAACAGTAAAAGAAGTATCAAGTTTTATATCTGCTGCATATTCTGTAATAACTAGTGGATCTAATCCAGCAATAAAAGAAGTATCAAGTTTTATATCTGCTGCATATTCTGTGATAACCAGCGGATCTAATCCAGCAGTAAAAGAAGTATCAAGTTTTATATCTGCTGCATATTCTGTGATAACCAGCGTATCTAATCCAGCAGTAAAGGAAGTATCGAGTTTTATATCTGCTGCATATTCTGTGATAATAAGCGGATCTAATCCAGCAGTAATTTGTATACCAAAAGATATATCTGCTGCATATTCTGTAATAATAAGTGGATCTAACCCAGCAATAAAAGAAGTATCGAGTTTTATATCTGCTGCATATTCTGTGATAACCAGTGAATCTATTCCAGCAATAAAAGAAGTATCAAGTTTTATATCTGCTGCATATTCTGTTATAACCAGCGGATCTATTGTATTGTCGATAAATATATCTGGTGTGTATTCTTCTGTTATTGCATGGTTAACACTAGTAACCCCGCCAAAGCTTAATCCAGCAGTTTGTGTTCCTGCGCCTGCAAGAGAAGACCGTGCAGTTGCTAAGTCTCCACCAGACGCCCAAGAAGTTCCGTCGTATTCTTCTGTTACAGCACTTGCACTACCAGTAAATCCACCAAAGCTTAATCCAGCAGTTTGTGTTCCTGCGCCTGCAAGATCCTGGCGTGCAGTCGCTAAATTTCCGCCAGACGCCCAAGAAGTTCCGTCGTATTCTTCTGTTATTACAGAACTACCGCTAACATACCCGCCAAAGCTTAATCCAGCAGTTTGTGTTCCTGCGCCTGCAAGAGAATACCGTGCAGTTGCTAAGTCTCCACCAGACGCCCAAGAAGTTCCGTCGTATTCTTCTGTTATTGCAGAATTACCGCTAACATACCCACCAAAGCTTAATCCAGCAGTTTGTGTTCCTGCACCTGCAAGAAGGCGACGTGCAGTCGCTAAAGCTCCACCTGATGCCCAAGAAGTTCCGTCGTATTCTTCTGTTATTGCAAGATTACCGCTAACATATCCGCCAAAGCTTAATCCAGCAGTTTGTGTTCCTGCACCTGCAAGAAGGCGACGTGCAGTCGCTAAAGCTCCACCTGATTTCCATGTACCAGCCATTTATTTAGACTCTGCAGCAATGGCGGATTCGATGTTTATTTTTGTAGCTGATAGTCTTACAACCTCAGATTCAAGCCTTTCAATTTCACTGTTTACTGCGATAAGTTTTTTAGCCCGCAACTCTTTCAGTGCAACATCATCAGCGATTATTGCACCTTTAACTCGCGTTGTCCAAGGATCTATTCCATGGCCAGTGACCAACACAATATCTCCGGTCATCGCAAAATTAAGGTTTAGCTGGTCGTCGTGAGTAATAAATCCTTTGCCAGTTTTCGTATCTTTATTTAATTTGACGTATGGCATTTTATTTTACTTTCATTTTTTCTCTTTGAACAGATTCATTAAGGCCTAAGATATTTCTTGCGTCAGCAGGTGGTGTATGATTATTTACTAACGATGCTTCTCTTTCAAATCGAAGTCGCATTGTTTCTAATTGATGTTTGTCAACTTCGTCGTCGCCATATTTAAGCAATGGTTTAAGTTCATTTTTTATTTTGGACCATTCAGTTATTTCTCTGATGCGTTCGTGTGCAACCCGTTCCATTTGCTTTGCATTCCAGCATTTTTGTTCTACTTCGATTAAATACATTTCTCGTTTTAAATCATTAGTTGCCAACTCTGCCTTACGTTTATATTGTTTTATCTTTACTGCATTTTTGCGGTATTCATAAGATAGGTTAACAAGTTCACAAAAATGAACATTCTGTTCTCTGACTGATTGCCAGTATTTGCTATCTGGAGTTGGATGTTTAATGTCCGATAAAACAGAAACACGCATTTCTGTTTTAGTTCTAAATACTTGAACCGTTTCAAATGTTTTTGACAGTTCTGGAATAATTGCAAATAGATTATTCATATCAGATCGAGTTAGAATCTTTGCATCGCTGACTATATTTAGTGCATTATTGTCCAATGGTTATCCTTTTTTTTATTAATTGATTTTACCTGCAAGATTATTTATTTCAGAATCCGACGCTCGTTTCATTTTCATTCTATTTCTATTTAACTTAATTTGTGCTGCGGCACTGACAAAGAATCTTTTTTTATTTGCTATGAATGCAAGTCTTGTTTTGCCGTATACATGATAAGCCGGAGTTGCTTTCCATCCAATGAACTCAACGTCCTTTGCATACGGTATTGAGTTTGAAATTGTAACTTTATCTCCAACTTTTATCTTAAATATGTTATCAAAAAGATCATCGAGAATTTTTGATTTTAATGCTTCAGCAGCGGCATTCGATAGTTTTGTTAAATTCCATATAGCAGGATTGTTTGAAGTTACAAATGGTTCATACGATATATCTTTTGCATTTCGATTTACTCTGTGACTTTTGATATATGATCCAGACCATACTGGAGAATATTCAATGATCTTTCTTATTGCATACCTTGCAGCAATAACCATAGCAAGTCGAACTTCAGCATCAATTAAGAATAATTCACCTTTCAATTCTTTCTTGAATTTTACGAGTGCTTTACTCTCTTGCATATTAAGACTTTCTTAATTGAAACTTCCACATAGAGGCTGCAACATCTTTTCCAATTGCTACAATTTCATGCGACGTTGAATCAATCGTAACGGTTCCATTAATATTCGGAGTGACATCAAGATTGTTCTGCGGAAATAATGCTTTTATATCAGTGTTTAATATTGACTTGCCGTTAACCTCTTTCGTTTCATATCCAGACAACATCATATCCAATGGCTTATCTATTGTATATGATGTTACTGTCCGAGTTGATGTTACATAACTTGGATCTGCAGTATGGTGAACATATGTTACAGAAGTCAATAGATCATTTATTATATCGATGTCGAAAACATCTTCAACAATATCTTGTATATCATCCGCAAAACTCATTAACTTGTTTCCAGTATACTTGTTCTAAACTATTATGTTATTGTGAATAAGCCGCTGACATTCCATGTGATCGTTAAGTCTCCTGCCTGCATATCTATAGGTCCATCGAGATCTATCATCACATAACATAACTTTGTTGTGTGGTTGTAGATGACTGCATGATCTGCATTTTGTGGGCTTGCTACATTCTGTGCCCATGTTACAGACGCTCCTGTATCTTTAAAAGATGCTACACCGGCAGCTTCCGTTATGATGTTATCAATTGTATCCAACAATAGGCCACCAGCAGCATACTCTCCAGCTGTTGCAATTGCCGTATAGTTTGTTGTTCCACCAGCACCATAAGCCGGAATTGGATCTGTTACCAAACAAACATCAGTAACAAGACCGATCCAGATTTCGTCTGCTACCAATATTGGACCTGTTAACATTTGTTTTTTGGCTTCTTCGAAAACTATCAAATCGCCTCTTGCCATTTTGTGTTCCTCCGTTATGAGTTTTTAATTTTATTGTATAAATTACTTTGACTAATATGTCAAGCATAACCCTTTACACCCTTTCAAGTATTCTTGGAACCGCCGATGCTTTCACTCCATAGTAAGAAATCATATCCCATACGATGTTTGGGATCACCGGTTTTCGTTGGTTTGCTGTGTCGATTTCAAGCAATATGTCTTCTTTTTCAATTCCGATTTTCTTGAATCCAAAAGTGGAAGGTTCTGTTGTTCTATCTTTCGCTATCAGGAATGCTGCAAATTCCGCTTGTGCATCTTTTAAAAATTGTGGTACTGTTCCGGAGTCTATTAAATCTCCATCACGATCTACTACGCTATAC